CTAGGGGTGTTAGAGATGTGATCGCAACTTTGAAGAAACTTTGCCACACCGTTAGGGCTGCTGCTTTGCACTCCAAGAGCGTAAACTCTGTCGTAGAAAACTTTCCTAGGAAAGTTTCTTTGGCTTTGTGTACGCTTGCAAGGGAGCAGCCAGTTAACGGCTTCGCATTCTCTCGGCTTACTCGTGCGCTTCAACGTCCTAGTAACATGGACGCTAATGCGGCGTTGATTGAGGCGAGAAGAATGTGTAGCGACGCGCAGACCACATCGGCTAGCGTCTTGGAATCCGTCAGATCTTATGTTTCCTTGGTTGGAAATCCAAGGAAACATAAGATTAGTCATCCAAGACGCCTTCCCTCTAGCAGCTCGTCCTGCCTTGAGTGGCCAGCCACTCAAGGAGGTATCGATGGTTATCTCAAACACCTGGGGTGCAAAGCCGAGGTTGAAGGACGCAAATCTGCCGACTTCAACGGCTTCGCGGGAGATTCGCTGGGCGCGTTTTGTCTTAACAAAGCGCGTGTAGTACTTCGACCGTGCACAGGTGTTGCTTTGGACATGAACGAGGCGTACAGATGTGCTGGACTGCTTGTTCTCAGGGAGATGGGGAAACCCTTCTCCATGAAAGCAGAAGCACTTTTGTCTTCCGGCTACAAAGTTCGGGTAATTGGTGTACCCGATTGCTTGACCTTTGTAGAAGGAAGTTGGATTCTCTCTTCTCTGCCCCGTAATGGCCGGTCTCCCGGTCATTGGGGTAGTGAAGAGATGAATTCTGCACCTCCCGCGTTCAAAACACAACGTAGCGATGGTTATTATCAGTCTTTGGACCTTTCGAAGGCAACTGACGGACTTCACCACGACGTTGTTGAGACAACCATCGAGGGCCTCGTTTCCCGTGGCGATATACGCGAAAGCGATATCGTCATGGCGAAGCGAAGTCTCGGGCTGGAAAAGAATGCTACTTGGAGCTTTAACGGTGATAAAGCAGCATTCTTGAGGGGTTCGCCGATGGGCACACCTCTCTCGTTTGTCGTTCTTAGCTGGACCAACGGTTGGTCCACTTCCGTTTTCGATAAGAAACTTACTCATGGAGACGACGCGGTCGGTTGGAGTAAGTCGAAGGTCTCTACCGACAATCCTTCTATAGGGAATGTTGGGAGTCAACTTCGACTGTACTCCAATCGCGTAAAATCCATGGGTCAGAGTCTTAACAAAACGAAGACATTCTCCTCTCGCAGTTCCTTCACTGCTTGCGAGAAGTTCGTTTTGCCAGCTAATGACGCAAATGACAATCGAATGGTTGTAGCAGATGTTCCCT